CTCCAAATACTCCCAGGCGTGACTTTAGATGGTTGAATAATCCAGTATCAGCAATTAGTGTTGAGATTAAACCGATATTAGCAATAAAATTACCAAGTGCTACGCTTGATATTGCATTATTTTCAGCAGCAGAAGCTTTAGCTTGTGAGTCGTTAATATTCTCAAGCGGTGTACCATTAAAATTTCTAGCGCTATTACCAGCAATATTAACTATTGAATTATATATTTCAGAATTAATAGCCCCTGTTCCATAACCAGGTTCACCAGTACGATAATAATCAATTACTTTAAACTGATCGCTAGCTGAATAACCGGCAATATTGGCCATAGTTCTGCGGCCCCAAAATTCAACTCTAGCATCTTGAACATTTGTCCCTGAATGAATGGCTAGCCACTTTTTACCATTATAATTACAAGTACAAAATTGCCAGTTCCAAGATATTTCTAGCTTTGTCATTGATAGATCAGTAGTAGAATAAGCAGATTTAACTGAAAGATCTAAACGCTCAGTTCGATTGCTTGAGTTTACGCCGCCACGCCTAAATGTTAACTGCCCAAAAATCTCGCTTTCTGACCAATTAGTGCCATTTTCTGCATACGGAACAAGTAAAATTACAGCTGATTTGTAATGCAGATAAAAATCAAAATATTCTCTTGTTACAGAAAGTTCTATGGCTCGGTTAAAAGCAGAGTCTGCTTTATATTGTGCATCGCTTGCCGCTACGTTAATCGCTTGAGTCTTGGCTGCATCTGCTTTAGTTTGAGCATCACTGGCAGCGGCAGCTATCGCTTGGGCCTTCGCTGAATCTGCTTTAGCCTGGGCATCTAAAATAGCTCTGTTTTCTTCTGCAGTAACAACCCCATCAGCATAAGCTTTAGCCGTGGTTTCAGCTAAGTTAGCTTTTGCCAGGGCATAAGCCTCGGCGGCTGATTTGGCGGCATCTGCTTTGTTTTGGGCACCGCCTGGGGTTTCACCATTTAAACTGGCGGCATCAATGCCATTGTTCAGCAAAGCCAAAGAGGTAAGCAGATCATTAGCCAGGGCTGGGTTATTGAGTGCATCTTGCGCCGCTAGCATATCTTTATCGCCAGCCGGCAGCTTACCCGCCATCAAGTTATCAAGCTGGGTTTGTTCTTCTGGGGTGAATACGTCGGGGATCTCAGTCTTAATTTTGGTCCAGGTATAGTCCTGCCAATTACCGCTTGGGGCTGAGGTTTTCTTTTCAGTCGCAACACCTAGGTAATCTTTACCCTCGCCTTGGGCCTCAACGGTTGTAAAGCCGCTACCGGCATTATCATCAGCCCAGGCAAACCAAGTGAACTTATCAAAAGCGGTACCGATTAACTCAACAATGGCACTGTTATCGGTACTAGTTTGTATTCCAACAGGACCAAACCAAGCACCAAAACCATAATTATTTACTGAGCGAGCCCACACATAATAAAACGTGTTTGGGTGACGATTAGGCCACAACACTTCTTTGCCTTGACCAAGATAGTCAGCGTTATTTAAGACGGTGTTTAAACTGCCTTTAACTTCAAATTCAGTGGTTGCTGCTATAACTGCAGCAGTTTGTGGACGTAGAGTTAACGATAACGCGCCAATGTCAGCTAAAACACCATTCACAGGCGGTGGTGCGTCTGCACCTATAGTCATACTGGCGGGTATGTTTGAACGGTTTGAGAATAAATTAACCGCCCATAAATACAGGTTATAAGTACCTGCATCTAACTTAGGCACATGATGGCGAGTACCTTCTATACTGGCTTGATAAACCACTTCTTGCTGTTGGTTTACAACCTCTAATCGATAACGGTAAGCACTGTTACTACCTGGGGCATTCCAACTTAGCTCACCTTGCCAATTAGCATCATCACCAGAAGGAATCCAAACAACACCGCTTACAGTAGGCACTTTGCTGGGGTCTGGCAATGTCGTATTAGGCGCTAAATCTCGCTGGGTATAACTGCCTTTATCAAACTCAAAAATATCTGCATTGGTTTCACGCAAAATCAGTTTAACCGGACGGCCAAAATCAAATTGCCAATCAGCCACCATAAAGGTCTGATTAATCCCCAAGCTAGGCAGTTGTAGCCTAATAACTTTACCAACCGAAACAGCAAGGCCAATCATTTTGGTCGGAAAGGTAATTTGCATCCCTGCCCGATTAAGCTCCAAATGTAACTTAGCTAACCGTTGCGCTGTCCAACTAGACTGCGTAAAGGGCAAATCAATATCGTGGTCAATATACTCACCATTATCTTGGCCGCGATAATAAGCCGACTCGTAAGGAGTAAAGTCTGTTGGTTGGTAAAAACTATCGGGGTCAACAAAGGTGCCACGCACAGCATTACACAGTTCCGAACGTGAAGTATAAGGACTAATATCAACATCACCGGCACAGTCATCTTCGGTGAGAGTTAATACCTCTGGCCCCTGATAAACACCAGCATACAGTTGGTATTTACCACCAACATACACCTGCATACCTGCACCAGCGGTTAGCATTTTTTCTAAAATAGAAGCTGGGCTAGCGTCTTGGGTATAAGTACCATTACAGCTATATCGGCGCTCCCACTCATCTGTTTGATACTCGACAAACTCATCACTATCGTGGGCAGCTAAAGCATAAGTAGGTAAATCAATTTCAGTTTCTGTCGCGCCAACACCCGACTCAAAACGAGTATAATCAAGCACGCATAAAGCCCAATTATCAGTCCATTGCCAAGTATTAGGATCATTAAATCTATGGGTACCCGAACCACCATTACTTGAATCTAATCTAGGGTCGTATACTGGCTTGCCCCTAACTAACGCTTTGATGTTAGGAACACCATTCGGGAAAACATCAACATCATATTTTAAACGAACATATAGATAAGTAACGCCATGACCAACATGCTTACTGGTCCATGCGCTGCAGTCAGACAGCAATTGGCTATCAGCAGCAGTCTGATCACCTAAATGCGGTTTAATTCTCGCGTGGCTAGCAAACTTACTTTTAATACCACCACTAACAGTCCAAGCAACTTCATCGCCAAAATACACAGTTTCAATCGCATCACAGCGATGGCCAGCAAGTGCAATAACCAAATGTAAAAACTCGTTATCTGTACCGGTTTCTTCGGCAAAAATAAGCGGACCAGACACCATGGCACGGCCATATACCCCACGCCTTGGTTCGGCAGGGCTTCTTAACATTTGCTGCTGCGCATAAGCCTCATTACTAAAGCTGCCAGCACCAAATTCAGGGGTAACAGCATAGGTCAACGCAGTTGCTGCAACACCAATGGCAATGGCCGCCGCAGTAGACACAACGCCAGCAGCCGCAACACCTGCAGCAACACCAACGATTACTGGCGGCATGGCAACCTCCATCCATTAGTCACTAACCGCATCGGCACTAACATCACCCCCTCATAGGTCATTACCCACGCTCCATGCCCAGCAACAATACCCAAAGCAGGTTCACTTTTAGGTGGTGATACCAAAGCAATATCCCCTCTTAATAACAACAAGGGCGCAATGGATTGCCCTAGGTAAGCTTGTGCAACTGCGTTAACATTTTTAAAGCCATTTTTGGCTAATAATCGCTTTGCCCCCAGTGCAGTTTTATATCGTCCACGGAACGAGGCTGCCATGTCATCATCACTGTTCATGGCAATCCAATTGGCCGCAAACAAGCAGCAATCTAACTGGCCCCAACTGAATGGCTTATTTCGATACTGTTGAATAAATTGCTCGAGTAAGGTCATGGTTAGTTACTTCTGCTTTTTAGAACCGACACTGCGCCCACCACTGCCACCAGATCCACCAACCGCCTTACCTGGAACGCCCCAATGAATCTCTTTTTCGGCCATTTGCGACACAAATTCAAAAAACTTGTCATCGCCATAACGGGCTTGTTGATCGGCATGGGTGTAGCGAGAATTACGCGGGTTTTTCCAGTCAACACCACGGCTATTTAAATCCAATTGAATTGTCGAAGGATTGCCAACACGCACATGCATCACATCCATGCGGCCTGCAAACAAGGTGTCTCTGGCAACAATCTTGCTGTAAGGATCTAACGCGGCTAAATACAAAGCGCCTTGACGATTTTGATACTTTTCACCTAACGCCACCGCAAGCAGCTCTTGCGGTATGCCTGATAAGGTAAAACGTAAACGATGGGGTTGAATCTTATTGCCCTGGCTTACCGCACCAACTTTGCCCAGTACACCAGTACCTTTAAACACTTGATCTTGCCAAAGCGCATCGCCCACGCCACTGTGACAACGCAACCAACCGGACTCAAAATCAAGCTCGGTCATTAAAATTGCGCTTATATCGCTACGCCGCAGCCACTGCTGCATCTCAAAACTGGCAAATTCAATCATGTGTTCACGTCCTCAATAAACGTTAAACTCAAACTGGATAACACCAACTTTTTAGACGACCGCCTCCCGCCTTGGTCGTCATCCTTGAGCATCATCACCGAACTGGCTTTATTCACGATAATGGCTGAGCCATTTGCGGGGGCGTAACGGATGGGGGCTTCTATCTGTAAGGTGCATCGGCCTGTTGCATTAGCTATGGCATCGGCAGTCACTATCACGCACTGCAAACCCATTTGGCAGTAGTCACCGGTTTTAAGAAACAAACTAGATGGTGTACAGCCACGAATGGCAATTTGGCCACCGACTTGGCCAGCACCATCAATAACAGGGTTGCCACCAGCTGGGCCTCGGGGTGAAGTAAAGGCATGGTCCCACAATTGGATGCGACCGCTTGGACCTCGCAGTTGAGTAATTAACGCATGTAGTCGAGCGCCTTGATCACGGCTTAAATTGGCAAAACTCAACTGCGCCTGCCAATAAGCGCCAGGCAAACTTAAGGTTTGCACGCTGCCATTAAAGGGATTACTAAACACTTGCGTACGTGGCACTAAACGCCAGTCGCATTCGGTAGGAAATATGTCAGAAGGAAACGTCAGCATAGCCAGTCATACAATGGGTTATGCCCCAGTATGACCGGCCTGTTAATCAAAACGGATTAGAAATGTTTCGGGAAGTAGGTATTAAAGTTTGCAACTTTCAGTGAATTTTTCATCATAAATAGATTTATATTTAATCTCTATATTTAGACCTTTAAACTCTGAGTCCATAACGTCTATAAATGCATCTTGCTCTTTATGCTTGGAGCATGAAATCAACCACACATTTTCATTTGGTAAAATTGAACAGTTTCTGGCTGGAATACCAAAATGAAAACTAGGATTATTTAGCAATGGGAATAATTTCATATAATCTTTTTTGTGTAAATAAGAACTTTTCCCTGCTTTTGAAATAATACTTTCCGTCAAAATTAGAGGTCCTACACCTTTGTTTATAATGCAAATACCTATTTTATCACTGTGGGAAGACAGCGTTATTTGAAAAGATAATATAGGTTTGACTGTTAACTTATTATGCTTCCTTGTTACTAGCCCTTGCCAAATGGTTGCAAATAAAGCGAGCAAGGCTATAAATATCGATGAAATTGCAATAATGATTTCAGGAGTCATCCAATATGGCATATCACAATCCTTTGTAAATTAATGATTAAACAAGATATCGCTATCTAACAACAATTACAATCACCCACCTGCATGCCACACTTCGCCACGATTATTTAAATCATCAACTACTGCGCTTTTGGTCATGGCCACTAGCTGCGGTAGCACATCTTCTAGCGTCTGAGCATCAGACTGATTACTCACCACTATCGTATTATGCTGTTGAATATTTAATTGCTTACTGCCCGAACCGCCTGATGCCGATGTGTTCATAGCGTTCATTAAGGTTTGTTGTTGCTTGCGGGTATAGACAGTTTCACCGCCATCAAGCAGATAAGTCCCCTCGCGTGGAATGGTGCCACCACCATGAAACTTACCAATAATCATGGGCAGCAGAGCCATAGCTGCCATCATGGCCGCCATACCTGCCATAGCACTGCCACCAAACGTGGCAATAGATGAGGTAGCCGCTGCGGGTGCCATTGATGCTGTCACCGATGCGCCAGTGGTCGCTGCAGTTGTCGTTGCAGTGGCGGCGGTACTTGCCATAATGGTTTTATCTATCGCTGCCATCGCGACTTTCTTTACACCGATCTCAACTAAACCAGCAACAACGGATTTAATCGCACCTTGGGTGATTTGCTTCATTGCATCACCAAAGTCTTTTGACTCAAACAGCGCATCTGCGGTGGCACTGCCAATACCGGCAGCAAAGCGGTCAAAGGTTTCAGACCACATAGCATCAAATTGACTGGTGATGCCGCCGTTTATATCACTCATAGCCTCTGCATGGCGTTGCTGCTCAGCCTCAATAAGCATGTTTATTTGATTACGTTTAAGCGCTTCTGATTCTGGAGTGTTATCAAGCTCAGCAGTTAATATGCCCATATTTTCGCTATGGTTTTGCTGCTCACTAAAACGAGGATCTAAATTGCCACGCAATTGCTCAAAATCACTGGGTTTGGCATATTGCTCACGGAGAGCATTTAACAGTTGCTGGCGCTTTTCTAACGGCACATTAGCTTGTTCAAAATAGGTTTTTAATAGTCGCTCCCTGGCGGCCATTTCATCTTGGCCTGCAGTAACGGGGTCAAGAATGGCCAATAAACTCTTAAGTTGTTTTTGTTGTTCATCAATAGCATCGCCAGCGACTTTTGCAGCATTGGCACTGGCTTTAGTGGCATCTAAATCTTTGGCTGCTTGCAATAATTTAGCGTTGATAACGGGATCAAGATTTTTAAGCGATCCATGCTCAATCTCATAACGCACTTTGGCCGCTTCACTAACCTCGCCAAACAGTATTTTTTGCTTGGTTAAGTTATCGAGTAATTGCTGCTGTTCTTTGTTTACTTGTGTTGTAGCACCACCTTGTTGGGTCAGTTCTGGCAAACCAATATTGAATAATCCCTGCTGCTTTTGGCTGGCCACATCGAGCTTATCATTCAACTCTTGTGCTTTTTGTTTCAATAAAGCCAGCTTAGTTTGGTTCTGTGCCAATTGCCCTGGGCTGGCATAAAGGTCTTGGGTACCTATGTTGTTAATTTCGGCATTGGTAGCGATTAATTCTTGGCGTAAACCTTTCATCTCGGTACTAAGCACACGCATTTTACTCTGGCGTTCAAGCTCAGTGAGGGCTTGATAACGACTAACTAAGGTTTCAACTTCGGCACTTAATTCTCTGGTGGGTTGCTTGGCATTTTTGGCGCTCATCGCAAAATACGCAATACCAGCTGCAGCCATTAACGCAACACCAGCAGGGCCACCCGCTAAAGCCAAAGCTCCGGTTAATGCTCGCGATGCTACCGTCGATTGTGTTGTCGCAACGGTTAACGTTTCACGTGCAGCCGCTAATCTGGCTTCTGCTACTACAGCTTGCCCTGCGGTTAATACCGCACCGCGCTGAATAGTGGCTTTTTGCAATTCGGCTTGTGCCGCTGAAATGGTCGATAAACGAGACAACTGAGCCGCACGAGCATCGGCTATCAAACTTGCGGTATGGGTTACCCCTGCTTGGGTTGCACGGGTTAACGCTGCCACCATAGCAACGCCAAACACTTGCTGTAATAAATCAGCGTTATCAGTCGCCCAAATCACCCCATCAGTAATGGTGGTTAAAACAGGGGTTAAACTGTTATTAATTGGGCTTTCAAACTTAACGATAAGCTGCTGATAGGCATTTTTCATATCACGGGTTTGCGCGCTAATATTAGCTGCTGAGGCTGCGGCAGCACCATCATATTCGCCTAACGCTTTAATCAAGGTGTTACGTAAAAAATCTGCTGTAACCTTGCCATCAAGTACCATTTGCCTAAAACCACCCGCTGGCAACTGGGCGGCTTTATCCATTTTATTGAGCAGTCCAGGCATAGGCTCAACAATCTGATTCAGTTCTTCTGCACGTAAAATAGGTGATGCTAAGCCTTGTGATAAACCATACATGGATTGTTTAAGCTGCTCAGTACTTGCACCTAGTGAAGATTGCGCATTACTAAACCCTTCTAAAAGCACCCTAGCTTGAGCCTGGGTTACCAAGCCCGCATCTTGTAAGTTTAAAAGTGCGGCATAATTATCCGCCAAAGGGATCAGCTCTTTATGATGTTCACGGGTTAACTGCATTAAATACTTTTCGTTATTTGCATATGCTGCAGTTGAACCCGATAAGCTTTGTAAGCGGGTACGAACGTCTTGAAACGCGGCTAAGTCTTGAGTGATTTTTTGGCCAAGGTTAATCGCCGATAATCCAGCAAAGGCACTGATAGCCAATTGACCCATTTGCCGAACCGATTTTGATGTCATCGATGCTTGTCGGTCAATTTGCGTCAACCCTACAGAGGCTTGCTTACTCGCACCTTGGGTGCGAATTAACGTGGTATTTAAATCTGACACCACCGACTGAGTATTTTTAACCGTACCAATAAGCTGCTTACCATCGGCAGATAAGGTTAACGCCAGTTTTAAATCGCTCATACATCATCACCTTGCACTAACATGAATTGACTACTTTTGATGGGGTTAAGGCACTAATTAAGCGAACGGTCGTTAAACACAGCAGTGACGGTATGGGCAATTAATCGCAGCTTTTGGTAGTCTTCTTGGTTGATCTCTCGTCCTGACATTTCAGCATCAGCCTTAACCGCTGCCACATCTAACCCCATGCACACCGCGCCGTTATAGCGCAGTAAATCTTGTACTTGCCACCACCAATCAAGTGCGGCTTTATGCTCTTGCCAAAATGCCACGGGGTTATCGGCTATAGTTGCGGTTGTTTCTATGCCTAGCAGGCGCATTTCTGTTTGTAATTGCTGTTGTTCTGTCGCTGAACTTTGGGGGCGAGCATATAATTGGCGCACCCCATCTATTAGTTTTTTCTTGCACCCTCACCGCTATTGGCTGCACGGTAGGCATAAAGCAATGCATCAGTAAATGGTGCGTGTTGGTACAATGCTTGGCGGTTTTCTGGGGTGTCGGCTAACTCGCTACCATCTGCACTTGCTATGCCACCAAAGCCCGCCATAATGGCATCAAATAACACCTTATTACCCTGGTTAAGTTTCTCCATATAGTCATCAACCGGCAGCAACACTAAATCGAAGCTAATCGCCACTTCTTCCACTTTTCCACCATCAGACGACACTTTAATTGTGCCAGGCCACTGCTTAACTTGGCGAACGGGGGTAAACACAAACATGAGATATCCTTATTTACTAGTTAACACGTCAACATTGCCAATGGGACGCACTGGAATTTCGTAGGTTAAAATACCATCTTGATCACCATATTCGGCGCGACCAAGCTGCAAGGTTTGGGTACTAAAGCCCACCTGATTTGTTGCGGCACCATGGGTAAATGAAAAATCCACCACCGAGGTATTGGCAGCAAATGGATCAAAGCTGTCAAAGTCGGCGGCTTCAAATACCAGTTTTCCGCTAGGTTGAAAGTCAGTGATAATCACCTCTTCATGGCCCACATACTCTTGATGCACAACTTGATTGCCTTGGTCGTATTCAAAGCTGATCAGCTTGATTGCGCTACCGTCTAAAGTACACGCTGAGTTGGCCGCACCCACTTTGAATGGGGTTTTCCAAGCGGTAAAGTCGGTTGCCGGCATAACGGCGCTGGCAACGGGTACAAATAGCCCCGTAAAGCTGAACATCATCTTAGGAAAATCTTTTGCTTTAGCTTCTAACTTCACGCTGCCACGAGCGCCAACAATGGCGTGTAATGCGCCATCCAAATAAAAATACAGCGTAATTGATGCGGTACTGGCTTCATCTATGCTTTGTTCTACCTTATCGGCTTTTACGCTTGTATTACGTAAACAACTGGCCAGCAACTCACTGTAAGCCGGAGGTGTAATCGCGGTACCACTGCCCGCCCAGTCAACACCAAACTCAAGGGTTACATAGGTTTCAGTGGCAATTTCAGCGCTGTTACCCAATTTGCCATCGTCATAATCTAGTGCGGTGTTTTCGCCAGCTAATGGGGTGATGTTAACTTCACGGCCTAGCAGTGCTTTGGCTGGTTGTGCAGCAGCAATGGCGTCAACGCCATAGGTTTGCTCACTAGCAAACACCAATGCTTTTTTAGTAAATTTACGAGCCATCATTATCTCCTAGCCCTTTATGGGCGGTTTGCATCTTCGGTGTATTCAGTCACAAAGCGGTCAAGCCAGGCCACGTAACTGTTACCCAATTTCAATAATCGCCCACCCGCTAATGCAAGTGGTTCTAACTCGGTAGCAGGCGCCCAGCCAAATAAGCGATCTCGAACTTGCTGCCTCAGCGGTGTCAATTTCCCGTGCTGGCCATTCACATTAGCCATCACGCAAATCACACCAATTTCTAATTGCAGGGTTTGTAAGTAAGGGCCGCTACCGCGTACATCGGGTTTGGCATTTTCGGCAAGTTCAATCACATAGAGCTTAGGTAAACGATTAGTTTTCTTGTCATCAAGCGCAGACAACTGCAGTAACCCTTCAACATCAACCCAGGGGGCATTCTCTGGCGTTAGGCGAGTTTTAAGCACATCCACAATGTCTAACATTTTAAATAAACCCTTTGCTTTTTTCCCTGGCAAACACGCTGCCCTGGCTCTGCATTTCAGGTAAATCCATGCTGGGTGTCACACTACCGCTATCGCTTAGCCCTAGGCTGATTTGCCCCATCGACACTTTTTCTAAAAAGCGAATAGCATCAGCCTGACGTTGATTAACTTGCTCATTGGCTTGGTCATCGTACAAACCATAACGGGCCATATCACAACATAAGCGTGTGAGCACAATCGGTGGATTGGCTAATGGCAAGCCATAGCGGCCAACGAGATAGCCATCAATCAAGGCTGATGCATCCGTTAAGGCAGTCACCAGCATAGCCTCGACCACTGCTCCGGCTTGGCCATCACGATCTGTCAGTAGGGTTAACTCATGCTCACCAAATCGTTGCAGCATGTCAGTGGTTGAGGCATAGGCCATTACTGTGCGCCTGCTGATTTAGTGGCATCTGGTGCAAGGCTATTTGCCAAATGTGCTGCCCATAAAGCATCACGTTCGCCTGCACTAATCGGTCTTTGCATTAATGCTTCTAATGCATTGCACTGTGGCTTACCGTTAGCAGTAAAATCGTCAGCGCTTTGTTGATTCAATTTAGCCACGGCATCAGCAAAGCTTATGCCGCTAACCACTGCTGTTGCTGCCACGGTCCCTTGCGATAATGACGGTTCACTTGCTTGGGCAACTGCGTCATCGATTGCCACCACATTAAGGCGTGGATCGGTTTCAAGTTGCGCCAGCTGATCAGCGTTAAAGGTGTCGGGTTGAAAGCGATTCTCGCCTTTATTAAAGGCCATACCTGCACGGCGGTAACCAGTATGTGCCAGACAGCTAATAAGTAACGCTTGGGTAATAAGACGTTTCGACATTTTATGTTTTCTCCCAATCAATCAAAAAGGTGGCAGGCCAGCACAACGACACTGACCTGCCATTGAGTTACAACTGCGGCACCACTAATAACTGGAATTTGCCCTTAAGTTCGTTTTGCACCGTAGTGCCATTTTCATCAATCAAGTCACGCTCTAAAATCTTGCGCGCGGCTTGCTCAAGTGATGCTGGCACCACTAATAAGTTAGGACGAATTTTTAAGGTTTTACCGCCATCACGGGTAAACGCGGTCATTTTCTCGTAGCTGTCCCACAAGTTGCTGGCATTCAAGTCGCGCTTATTTGCAAAGGCCATTTGCCAAAAACCAAAGCCGGCTTCACAGCGCATGTCACAACCAAACTGAAACTCGTTTTTAGTCCATACCGCAGGGTCAGTTGGGTTAAACAAGGTGTTTAAATCCAGTTTGCGGCGCTCTTGAAAAATCAGCGGTTTAAGTGGGCGGCTGGTGTCGAGTAAAAACCACGCTTTGCCGGTGTAAGCACCATCAACCACCATATTGGGTGTTGATACATCGGCACCTGTTGCGTCGTGCTTGGCATTTACCGGATGGTCTGTGTCAAAAAAGTTCTGCCCGTCATAACAAGCGGTGGTAAATCCATCGGCAAGCAACTGAAACACTAAGTCATCGGGAAACTCTTGGCCTTCCTGGGCGAGCATTTGCACCATCGGCTTGTAAGTGCCGACGGTGTCGTCTTCAACATCTTCGCGACTAATGCCAATGGTGTTTTCAAAGGTGCGGTTAGTGATTGAATAGCCGTGTTCTTTAATCGAATTAATCACACGGTCGCCAATCCATTCACGAAACGCTGGCATAGAGCCTAACCAGCCATAGGTGTTCGACTTGGTATTACTTGGCACTACGCTGGCCACTTGCAAATATTGCGGCTCAACATTCACCAGTGCGTTTTGAAACTCCATGCGCACCATGGTGCGTAAGGCTTGTAAAGACGGGGCATTAATTGCAGCCATTAGTTGTGCTCCTTATCGCTTGCTTTTGCTTTGGCAAAGTCGTCGTACGACATGCCCCAGGCATCAGCCATTTGCTTTTCATCAGCCGTTAATGCGGCCAATGGTGATTTATCAGCAGGTTTATCTACCGTGGTGGTTTGCTTAGTGGTTAAGGCATTAATCGGTTGGCGACCATCTAAGTGGGCAGACAGTGCAGCCATACCTTGTTGCTTGCCTAAAGCTAATAAGTAGTCTTGCTCGCAGGCTAGAATTCGGCCGTCATCAAGTGCCGTTTTTACGGTTTGCTCAATGGTGAGTTTGCCGTTTTCAGCAGTTAAGCTCACCAGCTGTTCGCGCATAGCGTTATAGGTTGCAGCAGGTACAAATTGACTTAAATCGGGGCCGCCATTGTTAGTCTGTGTGGCGCTTAAGGCGACCAGCTTTTGGTTTAAACCATCAACACTGTCTGCTGTGGTTGTCAGTTCATCAAGGGCGGCAAGTGCTGCGGTTTGCAGTTCTGGGCTTAGCTCTGCAGCATTGGCATCAAACTCAATGCCGAGTTTGGTTAATAGCGATTGCAATAGTGGATTCACATGCAAGTCCTCCGGTTGGGTGATAAGTTCTTTGGTAGAGAGAGCAGCCATTGATGACTTAGTTTGGGCAAATAGCCCTGAGCCAATAACAGCGTTTAGCTGCGCGCAAAGCGTCGCTAATGGCAACATGCCATCTACGCCAGGGCGATTGGTGAGTGCAGCAGAATGGATATATTGTGGGCGGCCTGTATCGGTGTCATAACCGAAAACCAACGAGAAGTATTTGTACTCGCCAGCGCTTAAATAGGCGGTTGCGTTATCGGTAAAGCGCGGCTTAATAAACAAGCCTTGGCCCTGACGATATTGCACATCATCGATATTAAACCAACCAGCTGCAGGTGCCGGTTGGCCGTTTTTATCTTTGTTGAGGGTTTGGTGTTCGTAGTCAATAACCAGATCACCGGCTTGGTGTGGGGTGTTGGCTTTAAGCGCAGCAAAGGCGATGGCATCCATCAACCATTTACCGGCTTTTACATCGCTGGGGCGTCCATCTACTGCCGCAAACTCACCATCAGGCAATGCCTGGATATAACCATCGGCATTGGCCGTAGTGATATCAAAGGTTAACTGACTGCTAAGGGCGGTAAGCTGAAACATAAAGGCACTCTCAATAACATTGGAGTGCCTAGGATGCGGGTTTTACTGGATAGAGCGGATTGGAAATGTTTCGGGATTATGGACTTAAGCAAAATAGCTATAAAGATTATTAATGAATGATATATATATATATCTATGACATAATTAACTGTATATACATACATGGCTCAGCAATTTAGACATGTCATCACTCAAGGTACTTATGGAAAATAATAACTTCACATTAGCCAATTTAGATGCTGTTTCCTGGCTAAGAAATCAGCCCGATAATTCCATAAACCTTTTAATTACAGATCCACCATATGAGTCGCTTGAAAAACATAGGAAAATCGGCACAACAACAAGATTAAAAGTAAGTAAATCTTCGAGCAATCAATGGTTTGAAATTTTTCCAAATACTCGATTTGAAGAGATGCTAGCTGAAGTTTATCGAGTTCTTGCTAAAAACAGTCATTTCTATTTATTTTGTGATCAAGAAACTGCGTTTATTATAAAACCGATCGCAGAGAAAGCCGGTTTTAAATTTTGGAAACCAATTGTTTGGGATAAAATGGCCATAGGTATGGGTTATCATTATCGAGCAAGATATGAGTTTATTTTATTTTTTGAAAAAGGTAAAAGAAAACTAAATGACTTATCAATCCCAGACGTTTTAGCGGAAAAAAGAGTTTGGAGAGGATATCCAACAGAAAAGCCTGTAAATCTAGCAAAAACACTAATTTTACAGAGCTCTTCAGAAGGCGAGATTGTAGCGGATCCATTTTGTGGAGCTGGATTTGTTGGCTGTGCGGCTTTGGCTCTAAACAGAAAATTTACAGGTAATGATCTCAGTTTAGATGCTATAGAGCTTACTAGAAATCGACTAATACAAGTTTAAGAATACTTTTTAAACTTTTTAACCCAAGATTTTAATGTTTGGGCCCTTCTACGGCTAGTACTTTCACTTAACCCGTTACAGTTGCTGATCAAAAAGTCAGCTGCCGAACTTTCATCTATGTCCGTAATTAAATCAACACCTTGATCTAACATCCAAATATATCCACATTCAGTTTCTGCAAATTGTCGTTTAATTACGTCTAAAAATGCTTCTTCATTTTCAGCTGTTAGTGCTTTAAATCCAATTGGAGTAATTTTTCCATAAGAGTGAACTAAAGATAGTAATTCACACGCATCACGATAATAACTTACTTGTCTAGGAGCAACGTCTAAACTATCAGATGTAACAACTATATTATTTGATGTTAATTCTAAGAATTTTTTTATCCGTTCTAGATTATCTGCCTGTGGAACCATAGTGCTATCTAAATACTTCCCAATCCTCTTATCTACTTCGGCTAATAATTTCAATACATAATCATGTTTTAAATCGAAGATCAGATCTGTTGATTCTTCATCATAAAACTGAACATTCAAATCATTTTCTAATAGCACATCAAACAAATTTCTCGCGATTCTTAAGTCTATAGATCTATTATCAAGGGCATCTAAAAATTGTTTTTCATCCGATATTTGAGATAAAACATCATGGCCCTTAGTTTGTAACTCATCTATATCACTAGCTTTTACTCTGTATACAAATGAACCTTCAATAGCATCTTTGTAATAAAAATTTGTAGATATATCAAAGTTTCTCAAAAAGTTTTTACAAAAATCGTTAAATGCTTTAGATGCAGAATCTAGAGCACCTGAAACAATCTGTGCATTATTTTTTTTAGAAAAACGGATTCGATGAGTATGTCTTCTTTGTCTGTCATAGTTAACATTTTCAGTTATAAACACATCAGCTTCAGGTAAAAGGTAAGGTAGAGATTTTACGTTCTTGATAACTTCTTCTTTTATGCCCGTTTCAATATTTATTTTTACAAGCAACGTTTTAGAATCACTTTTTTGCTGAATCGCTGATAGAATTGGAACATCTTTTTGTTCCAATTTATTAATCAATTTTTCTGATATTGGAGAAATCAACCACATATCATGCTCAAATTCATCGTCTAACCCAAGGCTATAACAGAAAAAAACCTGTTCATATTCATTGAATGCAGTAAAAGCAATTGGTTCATCATAAAAACTATACACATTATGATATGACAATGTCCCATAAGTTTTGCAACTAATAAACTTCAATTCTTTCTTATTCATAATATTTTAAAACCTTGTGGAATAACTCCATCATAGAACCACACAGATACGTGTCCATTTCTAGATATTTCAGCAAAGCCATGTTCATGAAGAATAAGTCCAAATGCAACTTTTGCAGTTCGAAATTTTTGTGGGTGAGTCTTCAGCATTTTTGCAAGCGGTTCTTTAGACCTATTAAAAGACGTTCCATAAAAAGATGCTTTAGTAATAGAAGAAGGTTTCTTCCACAAATGTTTTTGATGCACATCTTTGTAAGTTGCAGCAAAATCAATAGAAGAAGGAGGATTATTTCTTACAATCCTATAAAGACTTTCACTGATACTGTCAGCAGCCTCTGGAGGAACGTTAGGTTCTTTTGGATAATCTGCAGGCCACTTTTTTATTGGCATTCCCTGCCTCCATTCCTTAAGTTTAATTATAATAATTTTCAGCGACATGATACGGAAAACCACAATATGTTACAATAGCTCTGTAGTTTTCTTATTCAATAATTTCGTTTAACATCCAAATATTATATGTTTAAAATACGTTTAAATCATTACAGAAACGTTTAACTCACTGTTTCAATACGACTACGAGCGTTTAATAACACTGCTTATTACAGCGAGTTTGAGGGCTCATAGCACCTTCAAATACATAAACTGTCATATATCCCCAAAAAACTGCTAAATCATCTTAGATGACTGGTAAATCGAGTGCTTCGCAGTTAGGGCGTTGGTGACAACAATACTCAGCAATGCATAAACAATGGCCCAGGAAATTGATATTGCTAAAATTCCGAGTAAGAAAGGAGCTAGCACCACGGCATCGGCACCGCTTTTTAAGAGTTTGAATGTGAAAATGATAAATCCAAGTAACACCATTCCATGAATAAATGAGCTGAACGAGCTCAGTGAGCCACCAACACTTATCGCCGATTGGGCTTTGTCTAAATCAGCTTGAAATCGATGCGTTGTTTTCTCTGCAGTTTGCTCAGATGATGGTTGATTGTCGGCAGTGCTGTTAAATTCAGCATTGCTTAACTCTGTACTGTTTAACTCGGTAGGGTCTTGAGGTAAGGCAATTTCTTTGGCTGGTGTGTCCATACACGGGATCTTCCATAAGATGACTGGTTAAGAGTAAAACTTATCAACTAATGGACGGGAAGACAATAAATCAATGCTAATCAGTAACCTATTTTAATTATTTAAAGAAAATAACCACCATTACATTAGCGCTCGTCTTAAGTGGCTTTCTACTAAGTCCAGAATGTCTTGCTGTTCAAATGGCGCGATACCCAAAAATGGCCTTGCTTGAATATCTTGATTGGGGAACATACTAAATGGGCTTGTAGTGCCACCAAAGTGTTGCATGGCGGCGTATTCTTGATTGCTGCCGAAAGCTAAACCGTTGCCGTTAAGTTGATAATGTAAGGTATCGGCTAAGGTACCTTCTTCGGTGAGTATGCGGTCGGTTCGGTGTTTACGTGCAAGGGTGGTACCGCTTAATGGTTCCCATGGGGTGCCGTCTGGGGCTTGTTGATCGACAAAGCGTTGTTGGTGGGTTTGCAGCAAGTACTCACCTATATCTTGATACAAAGCCGACATGTCTTGGCCTTGTGCCAGTAAACGCTGCAATGCTTTGTTAAGTTCGCTCAGTCCCTTTGTTTCAACCTTTATGGATACCCCTGCCATTATTGAGGCTCGCTAGTTGTTGCACTATGCAGATCTAATGGCGTACTGACATAAAGGCTTTCCCACACTTCGGCAAAGTGCTCCAGCTCTCGGCCTTTAGCTTGCTGCTCAAGTGCTGTTATTTGGGCCGACTTTTCACTGTGGCTTAACAGATTATTGTTAATCAGATTAAATGCTGCATCGACTAAGGGTGTTGGCTTACCCCGTTCTTGCTCTGGCTCTGCGTTCGCTTTGGCCAGCATAGCCGCTAGGGCCTTATCCATGATTAACTCCTTTGGTGAGCACTTGTTGTACTAGCATATCAAAATAGGCGGCAATATCAGCATTAAACTCGGCCAGTGCGCTGCGGTTTAACACCCAGGCGGCAAAGTGCTCGGCATGCCATTCATAATGATTATAGCCACTGTATTGAGTAAACCCACTTTTGATGGGGATTGGCGGGCTGCCCGCTTTAAAATGCAATTGATGCCCTACTTCGTGTAGCCAAGTAATCACTGTGCCACTGTTATGCTTACCGTCGGCATAGGTTCTGGCAATACTCGATAACGAAAACTTAGTCCCACCTTGTTGATGAAATTGGCCTGCTAATGCCACCACTTGCCTGAGTTCGTTAACATCGACTTTATCCAAACGAGTCGACGCCGCGACTTTCACGTTGACATGATCATAAGATGAAGACGTAAAGCCCCAAGAACGTCGATAACTGTTAGCGGTAAACAAGCGCCGAGGATGGTATTTATCATTTTGCAGATAGTCTTTTACCGTGCCCTCAATGGCTTTCGCGCCAGCGTTGCTCATACCCATTTCGGCTTGCTTTAAGAAAAGACTTTTCACCTTATACTGGGCTAAAAACTGGCCTAGCTGTTCAATTTGCGGCGCACTTTCAGTTTGTTTAATGGCATTTAATAGGGTGTTTAAACTGTCGTTAGATACGCCTTTAACAGTACTAAAACTATTGGGTACGATTTTTTGTTGCGGTTGATACACTTTTTTAGAGTTAACTAATGCTTGCTGTTTTAGCTGATTGACCTCGCGCTTGGGTACATAGTCAAAACCTGGGTCTATCCCTTTAGGTACCTGATGCACTTCGCCGGTGGCTTTATCTAACCAGTCTCGACTACCGTCGTGAGGGGCTTGCTTTAATATCAACCCGCGCCGAGTCATCTCCGCCTGACTGACACCGTAAACGCGGCATTTGCAGCCCCAACCATTAGCAGGAAAGTGAGTACGCCACCAGGGGTCATCTTTGGCTAAAATCGTATCATGCCATTTTAAATGCATTTCACGCGGATAACGGCTATCGCCATGGGCATAGCGCCAGTAAGCAAAGTGCTGCAGCTGCTCATATCGGCCTGCATTATAGCTCTGGCGCATGTTGGTGTTGTAGATCACCCGTGCGCGCCAATCGGCTTTACCGGTATGCGACCAACCATGCTTGGCCACAATCTGGTTAAACTCTTTTTTAAACCAGGTAATCGATTTGCCTTCGCTAATGGCCGCGTCCACCGCGCGGCGAAAGTCATTGAGTAAATCAGCCTTCATAGCACCGGCTACCGCAAAGCTGGTGTTATGGGCGCTTTGCCAAATGTCACTCCAACGCTCACTGGGCAGATTGAACTTTTGTTTAAAAAAACCGATTTGCTCGTTAAATGGCAGTGAGCCATAGCTGGCTGTGGTTGCCATTAGCGGCCCTCGCTTACATCAAACTGCCCCGCTAAATCCGCCACGGCAAACGCTTGCTGCATAATGTCGCTGGCTTCATCGATGGATAAATCAAACTCAGCTAATGCTGCTTGCAGTGCTTCAAGCGATTCGGCATTAGCAACCACAGCGGCGATTTTCTCGGTGTAGTTAGCCAGTACTGGGCGCATTTCATTTGCCAACTGTTCGGCCATGCTATCAAGTTGGTTTTCAGATTCATCAAACTGCTGTTGCTCACTCACCTTTTTAAGTCGGCTAATTTTATCTGCCGCTAACGCTGCTAAGGTACTGGATTTGTTATTAGCCGGCTCTGGCGAACGCGGTAATACCGTTGCTTCTGGCAACAATACCGCCTCATTATTGGCAGGCTTAGGGATGCGGGTTTTTTCATGCAGCCAACTTTGTGGCACCTGCAACCCCATGCTGACTAATACTTTTAGCGGCTCAGCTAATCCGGCTAAGTCTTCGGTATCGCTAATATCAAATACTAAGCGCGGGTGACGACGTGGGCTTTGATAGCTCTTGCAGTTAAGCGCATATAACGGCGCGATTAAATCACGGGTTAAGGTTTCGGCAATTTGTGCCAGGTCTGAGTCTCGCAGCTCCTGGCGTACTTCGTTATGTACATTACCCAAGGCATTGGTTGAGCTTTTACCATCAGCTTGGCTGGTGAGAGTGCCACCTAAGATCACCTTACTCATGGTTTTTTCGGCCCAGGTGAACATCAGTTCAAACGGGTCGGCTTGGCAGGTGGCGGCACTGTGAAAGTCCATCACCATGCCTTTGGGCATAATGCCACCCGCATTGTGGCCAATGCTCATTACCGCTTGCAGTAATGCACGCTTTTCGTCATCACTGGCACCGGCTGGGTATTGGCCTATGCGCAGAGGCAGTCCATAAATTTCTAAAAACTCGGCGAGATCACGCACGCTGTAATTTTTAAAGATGAATGGCCATACTAATTGGCGCACCAAGCCACCGCGACTGAGATAACCCGATTTGGCTAAGTGAGTATGCTTAATCCAACCAAAGGGCCATAGCTCAGCGCCATTATGGGATGCATCACGCAAACGCAGTTCGTTACGCCTTTCTGGATGGGTCATAAACCATGACGGATCACGGTATTCTGGCACCTCAACAAACCATTCACCAAGTTCGCGAGTCCAACTGAGCTCGTGCAAGCTAAAGCCTTTTAAAATGGCATCACTCATTGATTTGATTAATGCCTTTATCCAGTTGCCCTCTTCGAGCATTTCTTGCAGGTATTCGGTGTCGGCTTTTTCTTGTGCGCTGGGGTTACGTGGTGGCACCAAAAAATAGTCCACGCCAATTAAGGCACGTTTGCGCTTATCTAACTCGGCATATAAATGGCCGTCTTTTTCTTCTATATCTTCGGCCAGTTCGCATTGGGCAATTAAGTCACCTTGTTCGGCTGCTTGCATAATTTGTGCAGCCCTTGCTGGTGTTAAACCGCTTGATGGGTGCTGGCTAAAAGTACGTTGCAAGCCAACTAAACGTACATCGTCAGTTTGCATGGCTTTAGCATCACGCTGCTTAAAAGGGCGACCTAAGTGATCAACTATTTTGGTGGTTCGTTGTTGCATTACCAGCAACCTCGTTGTGTTGTGGCGTCATCATCGTCATGCGGACGGGCATTAGGATTGCGATGTTCGCTTTTAGGAATGGGGGTAAATTCGATGGGCGCGCCGTCGAGTGTTGAGGCGTACACCATTAAAAACAAACTGATGGCGGCATCACCGTGGCGCTCTTTCTCTTGTCCGGTGCGCACGTCACCTAGGCATGGTGTGCCACGGCGGTTAATGCTTAATGCACGTAAATCGATGCCGGTGTCGTCGTCCCTTGGAATGGTGATTAATGCATCTTCAAAGTAGCTTTTAAAGCGTGGCATTTGCTCACGATAAAACGACTCAGACAGCATCACGCATTCAATCACTTCGGTGCCATATTTGTCCTGGGCGTATTCAGCTAAGGCTTGGCCGTTACCGCGCGCATCCATGCCGCCGCCACGTAAACGCGGCAAGCGATCAACAATGTAAAACAAGATTTGTTCTTGCTGCCGAAAGGGAATGTTTTTTAACTCGACTTGCAGCTTAACGGTAAGGTGTAAGTCTTGGGCGAGCTCGCCCACATCAATGACGGTTAAGTCGCCACTGCGGGCAAAGTCTTCGCCAAATACATGAGGCCGTGAGGGATCTAATTTATCCAGTACAGGCTTTAATTCATCTTCACACCACTGCAGTATTTCTGCTGCTCGCAGGTTTTCTGGCCACTGGCCGAATTCATCTTTTTTGGCTAAGCGAACCACGGGGCCGCTCAGTTCAACACTAGCCATACGCGCTTCGATAAGCGCACGGTTTAAGTAAGCGCCACCACCGGACTTAGGCACACAAAAGTATTCTTCGAGGGCATCTTCTTCGGTGGCAGTGGCTTTAAGGAGTTTGGCTTTCCAGTCATCTTCGCCCGCTTGCAGCCACTTGATGCCACGGATTTGGCAAATACGCTGATATAAGCCTTCGTTACAGGCATCGTCTAAGGTGATGCGGTGAACGCTGTAGTCTTTTTTGCCTGCACGGGAATCGTTAATCAGCTCGTTAAACAGGTTGTCGGTGCCATTATGGGTACTGATTAAGCGTACTTTTGCACCCCACATAGTTAACGCCAGTGCCGCTTTTAATACTTCGGCAAGGCGCTCATGGAATGCGGCTTCGTCGATGGTAACGTTACCTTGCATACCGCGCAGGTTTGAGGGGTTAGACGATAGCGCTTGAATTTTAAAGCCTGAGGCAAAGTAAATAGCAAAGGTTAAAATCTCTTTGCCGTCTTGGCCATCGTCGATAAAAATCTCTTCTTGAATATCGCCAGCGGCTTTATCAAACACCCTGGCCCACATAGCAGCAGCGTCAATAAACTCGCGGGCCATTTCTTTATTGGAACCGACATAAAAGTGATTGGTGCCACCTTGGCCACGGGCAGCCCCTGCGGTTAATGCGCCATCGGCCGCTTCTGCCCAGGTTAATCCTGTTCGGCGAGACTTTTCGGCAATTTTTAACTGCGATTCATCGGCTATCCAGCGTTTTTGATAACCTAGCAACACCTCTTTGGGGTCAAACACATTGAGATAGCTCGCCTCCATTGCCGGATCAAATTGGGGTTTACTAAAACTGTGAGGCTGCGTATTCACTAGGCGATCCCCAATATTTCACGCTTGAGTAGACTTACGGCATCTCTGGTGAGCCCTGCAGATTTAGCGACCTTTTCAGCGGCATTGGCGGCCTCATTAGCAAAGGCGGTGCGGATCTCTTTTTCGCGCTTATGGCTGGCCATGGCAGCAGATTCAAGACGCTGCACCGCTAACATGGCATCTTTAATCATGCCCACATCTGCTGCTTCGTCGTCTTCGTTTAATAAGGCTTTAAACAGCTGTGAACGGGCCATTTCTAATATCAGTTTAGTGACTTCGCCGGTAGGCTTGTCGCCCAGTTCGGCGGTCCATACCTGAGTAATTTCGCGCATTTCACGCAAACTTTTACCGACCGCCTCCATTTTAGTAGCGTAACGATTTAAGCCAGTGCGCGACAGCTGTAGGTCGTCGGGCAAACCGGTCGCGTTTATCAGCTGATTAATTTCGTCTAACAACTCAAGCTGGGTGATAGAGCCATCACGCAAGCCTTTATCTAAATGCTTACGGATAGATTCTGGCAGCAAATCGACTTTAGAGCGACGGCCACGGGTTGGGTTGTCTGGTTTCACGTCGGCCATGATTAATCCCCTGCACTTGGACGCTTAATGCCTGGCACAAACGTGAGGCCATTAACCACGTCTTGACCACGTGATTTGAGCTCGGCAATAAGATAGTTGCCTTGGGTTTTAATGCTTACTAAGCCCTGCTCTTCGAGCCAATAAAGCTGGGTTTTAATGGTGTCGTTACTCATTTCAACCCCAAAGCTGGCACAGGTATCACGCACCATAGAATGGTTAGCACCAAAGCCGACCATGGCACTAAGGGCATTGAGAATTGAACGACGCTGGTGCTCGTTTTTAATATCAACTAACGACATTTGTTGTTCCTTATTTGCGGCGCTCTTGGTGAATACTGGCGCGGCTATTTACCACGCAATTCATTTTCGGTGAGCATTTCGGTCATGCTTTGCAGCGATTTAAGTTGTGGGGCGATGGCGGTGAGTTGGCCGTTAACTTCGGCCATGCGCTTATCTAATTGATGAAAGTCTTCTTTGCTGGGTGAGTGCTCGGCAATGATCTCTAATTTATCGACTCGCTTTTCGAGCATGGATACTGAGTCCGTTTTGGCGTAGGTTTTCGCCAATGCCCAATTGGCGATAAGTAACACTAATGAGATCACTGCATAGATTTGCACCCAAAACTCTTTGATTAGATCAAACACGCCGACCTCCCGTTTTGATCCGCTGTCGATGCTCAAAGTCTTGCTGGCAGCTCAAGCAGCGTAATGCATGACTGCGCAATGCTTCTACGGGTTCAAGGCAGCCACGGCAGACGCCATTACCTTGCTCGGTTTTGTTTGACCTTGCACGGGCCACTGCGACATCACGTTCTTTTTGTTCCATACTGCTTGCCCAGTCTTCTAATTGCATTTAGGCCCCTTTTTTAAATGCTGGCGGGATTAGCTGCCCAAGACTCGACAGCAAGCCGGTGCCAGTCGACTTGCCTTGCCGCCATTTACCCACTTCACGCAGACCCATGTAAGTTAATAATGGTGAAAGCATCATCATGGCTAAGTCCCATTGAGCACCTTGGCCATAGCCAAACGCGGCTAGCCCTTCCATACCCAGCACGTATAAGCCAGTAACATAGCCAGATGCTCTGGCCATGAGTGGCCGAGTGGTGCGCACGTAAGGGTCTTGGCTGTCATCGCCGTGCTGAATGGTGGCTTGGGTTTGTTGGTGAACCGTTGTCGCTTGCTTGGCTTCAATGCGTGCCAGTTCGACTTCGCATTCGCCAGCGACAGTTTTTAATTGCACTAAATCTTGTGGTGACAATGCCGTTAACGCTTGGTTTAACGCTTGCTGTGGGTTGGATTTACCACTGGCAATATCGACTAAATCAGCCACTTTATTGGCCGTCTTCGATTTATCGTCATCAAAAAAGCTGCCCAGGCTACGGATTAAATCCGGTCCTGTTTTTAATAAGGTTGAGGCAATGGCCGTAAGGGTAATAGGGTCCATGAGTTATCCTTTATCGTTGGATTTAATGCGGGCTTTAGCACGTAGTACATGAGTGGGTGTGACTGCTTGCCAACCCAAATTAAAATAGCTTTGACGAGTTGAATGGTGGCTATATAAAGGCGCTACTGCTGCTACATCATTAGGCTTTTTTGCCGCGATTTCAGCTCGAATATGCGCATCAAAACCGTCTTTGGCGCATTGACGGTGGACACGGTTTTTAATGCGCTTAGGGCCTGAACAAGCTATGGGTGAGTGATTGACTGCACTTTTGGCTTGATGATGGTTAATGAAACTCATGCAGCCACCTCAAAGGCAGCGTTAATGCCATCGCGCAACCGGTTAAACCAACCTTCAATAAACACCGACTGACTTGGATTTTTTATTTGAATGCGGCTGTATAGCCTTGCTCGGCGTAGTACATAGCGAGCAACTAACCATAAGGGATCTGCTTGATTAACCGCATTACGGGTAATTGGGCCAACTTGGCCATCGGCTTTTACCCCTACACATTCTTGCAGTAAGCAAATTGCTGTTATGCAGCCATGTTGCACTGCACCATCGAACACCATTAAGGCCACCGCAGTAGGCCATTGCTCACAATATGCGGCGCGCCAATAATCACGGTGATATAAAAACTGCGCCCGCGCTTGGGTTAGGTTGGCAATGTGTTCTTTAGGGTACGCCCTGGCGCTAATGCCAAAATGGGTTTCACCGCCTAAGTCATTAGGGTTGCAGTGATAACCGCCCTCTTTGCTGAACACAAAGTTAACCGCGGCAATAAAGGCTGGACTGTAAGGACTGTTTGGCTGAAAAAGACCCATAAAAAAACCGAGACAAGGAACATAGGTTCATTGTCTCGGTTTAGAGTGTTCTAGAGGGTTAGAAAGGTTTCGGGATTAGGTAGTTAATCTACTATAACGAGATTTGAAGGCATCTTTGCCGCCTTCCATCTGTTTGCAAATTAAGTCTTTCATATCGAGTTCTTGTATAGCTCCCATTTTCCCAACTGTTACTTTCCCTTTCTCGAACTTCATAGAAATAACATTCTCTGCATCACCATTTACTACAAGTGGCGCAGAATGCGTTACAAGTATCAATTGTCTTCTAAATTTATTATTTCTTATATTCGGAATTACATTTGTAGACAACATAGCGCAATCAAGATCATCTTCAGGTTGGTCAATAATTATTGGTTCATCACCATAACTTAAAAGAAAACTTAACATCGATGCGCTTTGTTGGCCTGGAGAGCCGTCTTCTAAATTAGACCAACTTTCATCATCTCTTTTAAACTTGATAAAAATACCATCTTCAGGAAACCAAGTATTCAACGCTCTTAGACGATCATTTGTTAGATCATTCAATTTTTTAGCGAACGAAGCATGCAGTCCTTTAGCCTTCATTGAGTCTGCAGAATCAGTGTGAAAATCTTTTAGCCGATCCAATTCGATGTAAACATCTAATGCAGCATTTGGCTTCCTCTTCTCTACATTGACTAAATTCCCAAGTAATCCCTTTTTTGAATCCACATCGAAAATATGTTCACTAAACGATTCAAAACCAACAGCTTTTTGATAACCACTAATTAAATCATCTTCCGGTTCACCTAATGGTAAAACTTGTATCTTCAGGTTTTCAACACTAAGTGAATCAATAAATTGTTGTCGTCTATTCGTCAAATCTTTTCGACTATCGACTAATTCTTGATATTTTAGATTAAGCAACATAATGACATTACATAGCAGTTCTGGAGACGAGGTCAATTTCCTGATTTTTTCTGATAAATCAGCTCTTTGTTTAACAAGTTCAATCAACCGTTCTGGTGATGCACCCTTCTCATTTAATGATTCAACACATTTTTGAATGGCAATAGAATTTTCTTCTAAGGATATTGAATTATTTGTATATGGGGAACGCTCTATAAGTCCGTCAATCTTTGCTCTATAAGAACCGATTAAAGAATTAAGGCTTTTAGCAAAATCAATATTTAGCTGATTAGCATCAAATATCCACTTTTCTGCAATATCATCTAATTTATACCCTGGTTCTGTTGATTCAAAAACAGATTCTGCACAAGCTGTTTCTACACGACTTAAACCATACTGCAACCCTTTAATAAATTGATCTAAATATCCTTTTTCTTTATCCAAAAGTTCTTTTTCTGCAACCAATTTTGTATAATCAGAATCTTGAACCTGTTCAATGCTTAAACTTATATCTTTATATTCGTTTTTGAAGTCTTTAAGCTGTCTCGTATTAGCAATAAGCCTCTCTTTATTCGCAAATAGAGCACTATATTCATTTATTAAAACTTGATGAGCTGAATTCCAAGCATCAAAATCTACTTCTTTCGACTGATCGACTATACGTAAAAAAGCATTACTTGCGTTTGCAATCTCAAATAACATTTTTTGACTATAAATTGAAACAGGGAATCTTTGAGGAGAAAAAGGTTCGCATGTAACAACACCGTCTGATTCTTCAAATTCAACAACTCGTTCGAAAGGGGAAGCTTTAATCAAATATTTTTGAGAGTTTTTATAATAATCGAGTTCAATAAAGGAATCTTGACCAACCGTTTTAGCCACAAACTTGTCGTACTTTAATTTAATATCTTTCGGTAGTTCATTATCAAGCCCTAAAGCATATCTAATATACTCAATGACTGTTGATTTCCCACTTCCTCTGCTGCCGATAATAGAACTATACCATGGACTAAAACCTACAATTACAGGCTCATTTCCAATAGAACATGTATTTGTTTTTATCCTAATTACACCAACTCTATTAGATGGTTGCGCTGGAGGTTCTCCATCAATACTACGAATAACTGAATACTCATGATCAGCTAGAGCAGTCTTCAAACCACTAAAGTTAACATGGCTCATCTTGACCCAAGTATAAAGACATCCTGATGTATTACGCTCATGAGAATCAGAACCTATAACCAGTGGCATATTTTCAATAAACTTTCGCTTTTGAATATCAAGCTCTTTAATATCGCCTTTCAGCTCTATTGCATCTATTTGTTTATCAAATACTTGCTGAATCGCACCTAGATTTTTCTCTGTTTTCAACAAGCCCTTTGGTCTGTCTACATGTGCTAAAATCGTTAGCCCTTTATTACTTTTGATAATATCCAAGCATTGCTCAACGCCTGAGCTTAAAACCAAATTATGATTTAGTAAATTTAATGGTTTTCCGCATGCACCAACTACACCAGCAATTTGTTCTGAATTAAAGTTCTCAGGAAAAACACCTAAAATGTGAACATTTCCTGTTGCTGTCAACTCAACACTAGGGAAGATAGTTAATTGTCTGTATCCATTAATATTACCAGCCTCAAACTCAGACTTTAGTTCATTTAAAGCTTGTTTAGCTTTATCAATAAATGCCCCAGTATTATGATCTGAGAGAATAACGGCATCTATATTGGCTTTCATATAACTTAATAACCACTCTTTAGGAGATACTTCCTTGCTATCTCTATAATCATCTGAGGCAGGAGAGTGACAATGAAAATCAAATTTATACCAATCTGTACCGTAAATCATAAGCGCTTCATCCATGTAGTTTCACTATATGTGAGACTAACAGAAATATAATTTATAACAAAAGTCTATGTGCTAATATTCAAAACAATCTCCTCTGCTTCCTCGCCACAAACGCCGCTCTTTGCTCGGCAATGATCTGGCTGACTCGACGCTCAGTTAGGCCATACTCCCTTGCCAGTTGCTCAAGATTATTACCCTTAAACTGGCGCCAAATACGTATATCACGCAGGGCATCTTTAAGGCGTTCGCCATTGGGAATGTACATGTCACGACCACCTAAATAGGTGCTTAAGGTGGTGGCGAGTGCCTCACTAACTGCTACTGAGTTGGGCACATTATTGCCCTCTAGGGTGATGCGCATTAGCTCACATAAGCTTTGCAAGGTTGAAGGCCAGCGCTTAATGAAGTCTTCACGTTCGTCTGGTTTTAGCGTTTGCAAGGTTTCTAGTGCTTGCTCTAACTCTGCCGCTTCGGTGTTTAACAAGTCCATTTGCTTGTCCCATTGGCTATGTTGAAGTGATGAATTACTCATGTGTTTGCCATCCTTTGGCATTAACATGCCATGTAAGTAAAGGTGATAAACGGCTCATTTACAAGCCCTGCCAATGCCTTGGTACTGCTCTAATATGGCTTGGTAACTGGCGGCATGACGTGAAGCGCCTTTTACCGGCGTTTCACCACGGGCAACAATGCGTGCTGTGAGTTCACGTTTATGCCAATTTTTAAGGCTTTCGAGTATTTGATATCCCATGTCTTGATTTAACCAACGTACGCTATCAACCCCTTCGCCATGGCAACGTAATGTCATGCGTCGGACATAGGCGTCTAAGGCAGCTTCGCTGCTATCACGCACTATCATGTGGTGGCTCATGGTGATCCATACCGCCACTATTTTATCAATAATGGCTAATTTACTGCGGCCTGCTGGTTGGCTTAAACGCGGTTTAACTGGGGTTTTATGGCTATTTAACCCCGACTTTTTAGCTTTAAATCCTTTATCTTTAAAGGCCGTTAATGCCATTTCTAATTCTGCCAGACTCATGATCCGCAACGAGTCTTTGCCTGTGGCATGTTTTAACATGCCACGGTAAAGCTCGTCGTCTAGCCCTAATTGGCCTTTGGCAACATTGATTAAGGTTTTCAAACGATTCTTGTTGCGGATTAAATCGGCGGTTTGTTCGGGTAATGCATTCATGTAACGTCCTCTTAATTGTCTGTTGATCCATCATCGATTACGACGATTCGCTTTGCTTTGGGTCCTCGTTTACGGTTGCGCCAATCGGGTATGTAGGTGTCTAAATAACCCTCTGCATCAAACTGTTTCGGACTATAAGCTTGCACGTATCGCAGTAGTTGTTTGGCATAGGCGGTTAACTTCATTACGTATCCTTAGCTGCTCATCAGTACCTAGCCACTACGCTAGATAGACCGCGCCCCAAGAGTGAGGCGGGTTTCGCTGGGTTAATTATTGGGTGGATGAAGTAGTGTCTGGCTCAAGTACATCCAGTGCACGCTTGGCGGCGTAAAACACCACTTTGCGTTTGTCGCACATGAGTTGTGATTCAAAGCCTCGCAGCTCATGCAACATAGCGGCACACAATTGCAGGGTTAAATGAGGCGTATCAACAGCAGTGGTGCTTAATGTGAGTCGTAGTGACTCAACATCGGCGTCAAGTAATTCGCCCAGGCGCAGCTTAAACGCCACGCGATCAAGTCGAACCTGGTTATCATCGAGTAATGCAGTGATATGTGATGTCATGACCGTTCCTTAAAGCGTGCTGATATCAAGTGGAAGTTGAGTGTATTTGCCGTTCGCTTGGCGCTCGTAAAGGCGTAAATACTGGCTAGTCCCTGTAACTTGAATAGCATCGGCTATGGCGTCCATGGCGCGTTTCCAATTGGCATCGTCGATATCCAGTTGGCGTAAACTCAGTACCTGGTTAACATCAATTCGACCTTGTTGGTTAACGCGAAAAGCATGTTCAACCATTGCCATTAGGCGAGTATCTGCGCCGCCGCTCCAACTTTTGATGCAGTCATCAATTAAGGTTTTGGCAGTTTGAATCCGTTCATCAAATACACGGTGTTCGCCCACAGCGCGGCGCACTTGGTATTTACCATCAAAGCTGGTGAGTAATACATTGCCCTTACTACCACCCACTTTGACGCCGTATTCGCTAGCAGACAGTTCAGAAAAATCATCAATTTGCGCCATGGTGACCAGTTTAAAGGTCAGCATTTGTTCTCGTAGATCTTTGGCAAAACCGACTATCGACAGCACGACTTCATCGCGCAGTTTATCGACGGCCTTAATGCGATCTTCTGGTACTAAGTCGCCTTTAGCATTTTGGCGATAGCCAGTGGGGATAATAGTTTGTGTTGGATAATTCATATTATTGGTCCTCGTTCCAGCGCACTGTGACACCATGAAACTGCACTGCGCAGCTGCGGCGACGTATGCCTTTAATGTTTTCGATAATTTCTACAGCTTTGCTTTTAAAGTCGCAGCTTGGATTGGCGATATGCACCACATTGGCGTTACGACCAAGCACGTTCATCCCACGCAGACTTAGCGCGCTGATGACATCAAATTTGTTAAGTTGGTATTGCATAGCGGCTACTCCTGTTGTGGGGTTGAATGTTGTTCTAAAAGGCGGTTGTATCGGTAAGCGAGTGCGATTAACTCTTGCTTGAGTAGTTCGCATAATTGCTTATGACCACCGTTGTCGGTTATGGATTGACGCTCTAATCGGCTGTAGGTTGCCTCGGCCGAATACTGCTTAATTCGGCTTTCTATTTGGGTAACGCTAATGCGCTTAAATTGATGTTTGGCAGATAAGTTGGAGTGGGCGCAGCCACTGCGACAAGCTCGATACAAACGCAGGCGAATTGGGTTGCTGGTTGATTTATTGCATTGATGTTTGTCGCATTCATGCAAGGGGATTTCACCCAATATTGGACATAGCACGACGTGGTTCATGTATGCCCCCTCGACCAACTTTTGCATGCGTTCCATGTTGCCGCCTTGAGCCGCATACTTACCGTTGATTAGCTGACAAACGACGGTTTTGCTGATCCCTAGCACCTTTGCAACCCCTTCTTGACCATGAGCACTTGCTTGCTCGGCCAGTATGGTTAACCAGTTACTCATGGTGTTTCTCCTTGAATGGATAATATGTATTGGTGTTTTGATCCCACATGCCTTGGGTGCGCTCTGTTGGATGTAAGCGCCCTGTATCTCGTATGAGTATGTACTTGAGCGTTGTGCCTCTTGGGCTGCCTTTGATGCTGTTAAGGGCGCGTATATAACCCGCCTTTGATAAGCACCCTAGGTAACGGGTAATGAGTGACGATTCGGCCATTGATGTGGCTAAAATCAACCCTTTGTTAAAGTGCCGATTAATGCGGATTGAGTTCCACACCTGCTGTACCACGGTGTTGCGTTTAATCCGCTGTGGGGCGCGTTCGGCTTGTGGGTTGCCTTTGCCTAAAATGACCTCGTCTGGTGTAACAATGACTTGATATAAGTTGCCTTTATTGCCAGTTTGCTTAGAGATAAGCGCTATGGCAGATTGATTTTGCAATCGCTTAGTGAGCTCGGTTATCAAGTTAGTTTTTACGCCCAGTGACTGGGCGATTTCTCGTCGGGTAAATTGGCGTTTCTCACACATGAGTTGCCATGCTTTATGTGTGATTACGCCTTTATTTGACTGTTCCATAATGGTTAGTCCTTTTCTTTCTTATTATTTATTTAGCGCATAAATACAAAAGCTTAACGGCGACTATGGTTTAAGAATAATTGCCCATCGCCCCAAAGCTGTTTGTCTACATAATCCAGATCGTTTGAGATGGCGAATCGCTCAATTTTTTCTAATGCGATAAGTATTCGACGTACTTCGCCACCACTTCTGACGCGGATAAAGTCCAACAAGTCTTCGCCTACCTGTATGTCTCGTTCGAGTAGTTCGATAGCAAACATCGACACGTCTTCATTGTCTGCAGGCATAAATTCAACCCATTCGCTGATGCGGTTAAATAGCTGTTTGCGGTGGCTGATACGACGGGCTATTTCTTCCATGCCGATAAGCACGACTGGCAGCTCGGTGGCGTCGTATAAGTCGCGGATGGTTTCCATGGTTTTGGCTTGGCCGACAATGTGGTCTGCTTCGTCAACAAACAGTGCAATTTGCTGGTCGTTCATGGTTTGGGTAATGAAATCAACTGATTTACGCAGTGGATACATAGGATCGCTACCCAGTTCTTTTAGAATGCGAGCTAAAAATGAGCTTGGGGTATCGGTTGCATAGCAGCGCACGTATACCGGTAAATTGCCCATGTTGGTGAGCTGATTAAACATGTAGGTAACCGTGGTGGTTTTGCCAAAGCCACTTGCCCCGTGTATGAGGCCAATGCCTGGGGTGATCTCACTGCGGCTTTGTAGGTTGGCGAACATGTCTTGAGTGCGTAGGACATTTTTTACTTCTACTGTTTTATGTTTCATAATGTTGTTCCTGTGGTTTTTCTGGGTTTTACGTTTGTTTAATCTGGTATTAACCAGGGTTTATGAGCTGAGCAGCTATTTCACTTGCAGGTGCGGCTGCTCGGCTTGTTTTAAAATTTTGTCTAGTCGGTTTCGATGTAGCACATTGTTTAAACGGTATTTTTTAAGCCATTCATCTTCCTTCTCATTTAATGTTCGATTTAGGCTGTCTGTTGTTAACAGGACGGCTTTTTCGTGATCACTTCTGACTATGCGGGACTCTTGCTGTGCGTGACGCGAACGTCGCTCGGCAATTGCTTCGCGTTGACGTTCTATTGCATTGAGTTCTGCTTCACTAAGTTGGGTATTTTTTGCCTCGGTTGCAGCGTGTAACCCTGCGATAGCGCTATTGTTATGGGCAGCAGTTTGTTCAAGGTGGCAGAGGTTGGCGCGTAGCAGTTTTTTCTGGGCGAGTTCGTCGGCATATAACGCATCAATGCCAAACTCTTGTTGTAATCGTTTTGCAGATTTACGAAAGGCGCTGAGTTCTTTTTGGGTTTGTTTGCGACGCTCACGGAATTCACCTGGGGCGATACCACGATTGACGAGATCCATGTTGACGGCATCAATATAGGTTTCCCAGTTGTCGATGGGGTATAAGGTGGCTCGGCCAATGTCGCAGGGGTCGATAAATACTCGAACATCTTGGCGCTGCCATGCGGCTTCCATGAGTTCCGGCGCAGTGTATTGCACGCCGTCGGCTTTTACGCTGCCACGTACTACTTTTGCAGTGCCGATAAAGTTGAGTAGTGTGTCGAGAATATGCGGGTTATCGATAACGCGTTTTTTGTAACCAGAACCGGCATATAACTCGAAGGGGGTTTTATCTGTTTTGTCGTGTGCTACGTGGTTGTAGTCAAATTCTAAATAGTCGTTAAGCACTTGCTGCAGTTGCGCTGGTGTTAGTGCCAGGCTGAGTCTTTCGGCTTCTGCTTGCTTTTTACCCTCGCCAATACGTTTGGCAAAGTTGTACATGGCCTCTATTTGTTGGCGATCACTTACACTGTGACCGATATAACCTGGCATTTTTTCCATTAACACACGACTCATAGTGCCAAAGAAACGTTCGATGAAGGGTTTTTCCCATCCGCTAAATGCATTGGCTTTAGATAGTTTTAAATCTAATAAGTTGAATATTGTTGTGGTGCGTTTTGATACGTAGTCGCTACCGTTATCGGTACGCATGATGGCGCCCTGCTCTGGTAATCCCCACTCTAAAAGGGTTTTACGCAGCAGTAGACAGATAGCTTCGCTATTAGATGTTGGCGACACAATGAGTTGCACACGACGGCTGAATGCATCAATAACCGCGACGATGCTATGACGTTTAAGTTTGCCATCGACGTTTAGTTCAATGTCAGTGGGTGTTGAGTCGAATTCCCATACTTGGTTTGGTCCGTCTATGTGTGGATACATACGGGCAAATAGCGGCCGGTATTTGTCGGTGTAAAGTGACGGATTGGTGGTAAATGCATGTGCTAACTCATGCTTAGCGGCATACTGAGTTAACCAGCGTTTAAATGAGCTGATTGACGGGAGTTGCCAGCCATATTCAGCAGCTCGAACTAGGGCTAAATCACGTACTTTGTTTGCTTGGTTTAATAAGTGTGGTTTTTTGGTCACTAACGCGAGCAAAAATTCACCTAGGCGCGGTTGTTGATCAATTTTTGAGGCTGTTTGGCCTTTGTATTGATCGACTAAGCCGATGATGCCCTGCTCTTCATATGCTTTGTGCCAACGATAAAGTGTTGCTTTTGCAAGTTGTGTAACGTGGGTTCGGACGTCTTTATTGCTGAGTATTTTTGATGTATTGAATCCATTTACAAAAACAATCACTCCGGCCGATTTGTTTCCAGCTGACTCATAAGGCGATACAAATTCGCTGAAAGCATTGATGACCATTTCTCTGGCTTTAGCTTTGGCCTGTTTTGATTCGCTTAAGCACATGAATTGCGCTAAACCTTGGCTTTTAGCATTGATACGTTGTTGGCGTATTTGTTTACCTTGAGCTTCGTCCTGCTTTAACGCTGATTTAGCTGAAACAACACTTTTTGAGGTACTAGACTCAACAGCTTTGGCCTTTAGGTAGGCTTGTGTTTCTGTGGGTAAACTATCAATGAGATATTCAAAGCCTTTGCCTTGGTCGCATTTCTTTTTAGTCCAACATTCACGATTAGCGAGCTTTCTATTACCTTGCACTGTGGTGTACATGCCAGGAATGTTTAGCAGTTCTTGAAGGGTGTAATATTGCTTAATCATAGCGATGCCCTACCAAGTCAAATTCAATTTCATTGGATAGCTCAAGCAAGATCTTTTTAGATACTTTTCCCCAGCGTGGTTTTAGTCCGGTGTTGGGCGCGAACATTTGCACGCACTTTTGTACTGTACGTGGGTTATATCCCTCTCTTAATGCCCAGGCTCTGCAACTGAGTCCTCGTCTCATTAATGCAGCGTAGATCTGATTCGCATTTTCAATCTCCACGATGTCTGCTCCTTATTTCACAAATTTGTGATAACATTTATAATTGTTCGCATTGCGCATGTAGCACATACAAAAAGTAACATTCATACGCACTGCGTACGAATGTGATGATACGATCACATTTGTACGCTGGTCAAGCATGTTTGTAATGTTTCTTTTCATCTTTTATGCACTAGCTTCTAGACATGACCTTTAAGCATTTAAATTCAGTTACTTAACTAAAAAGAAACAAAACATGAAAAATGAAAATGATGTTTCTTTTCCAGCAATAGGAAAGGAAACGTTTGCAGAAAGATTAGAAATGGCGATAGGAACTACAAGCGTACGCGCGTTCGCATCCGCTATTGATTTATCTGAGGGCGCTTTAAGGAAGTATTTGAAAGGTCAATCGCTTCCTCAAATTGACAAAGCGCTTCTTATGGCAAGACAAGCAAATGTTTCTTTAGACTGGCTTATTTCTGGTGAAGGCTACCCGCAGACGGGTGATGAAGTTACCAAAGTTGTGAACAATGAATTTGATGAAGAGTACTCATTAATACCTGGGTATCATCTATCTGTTAGTACTGGCCATGGCAGGATCACGGATAGTGAACCAGTTAAGCGCCATCTGGCTTTCAGACGTAAGTGGTTAAAGTTCAGAGGGTTTGAAACTGAAAAGCTTGCTGTGGTTTTTGCTTCAGGTGATTCAATGGAACCGACAATCCACAATAACAACACACTGCTGGTGAATACATCTGACACCAAGTTAACTGATGGCAGTATCTTCGTTCTACGTTTTGGTGATGAGCTTTATGCCAAGCGTTTACAAAAGCGGTTTGATGGGGATATTCGACTGATTAGTGACAATAAAGAGTATGAAGATCAAATCGTCAAAGCTGACGAGATCGATAAGCTTCATATAATAGGTAAAGTGGTCTGGATCGGTAAGGACCTTTACTAAACAAACGGTGGGTTACTTTGTCTCAAACCCACCGAGCTATTTCCTTTTAACCTCGATTTGTCTCAAACCTCACGAATAACCAATTAAACTCCAGCCAAAAAGTTAACTAGCAGCAATCACAGACCCACACTGGATTTCCCACCTAATTTAATTAATTCCTGTTTAATCCCGGTTTAATGGTTAATTCTCATACCTAGTGACTGGTTACACTAAGTGCAATCACTTCTGTGACACGCTGTAAACCCATCCATGGGCGCTCTGCGAAAACATCCATGTTTTCGAAGGTCACAGCCGCGATTGCACCTATAATTTAACTCTCTCCGATTAGACTTTATTTAGTGCTGCAGAAAAAATAATATGCGGCGCGCCAATAATCACGGTGATATAAAAACTGCGCCCGCGCTTGGGTTAGATTGGCAATGTCTTCTTTAGGGTACGCCCTGGCGCTAATGCCAAAATGGGTTTCACCGCCTAAGTCATTAGGGTTGCAGTGATAGTCGCCCTCTTTGCTGAACACAAAGTTAACCGCGGCAATAAAGGCTGGACTGTAAGGACTGTTTGGCTGAAAAAGACCCATAAAAAAACCGAGACAAGGAACATAGGTTCATTGTCTCGGTTTAGAGTGTTCTAGCGGGTTAGAAAGGTTTCGGGATATATTAATTTGTTATTTCTGTTAACCACTTATTTATGAGTATCAGGCGATTTGAAGTTTGCCTAAATAAATTAGGTTGATTGATTTGCTTTTCCTCTATCATTTTGTCCTTTAATTCCTGATCACCAAAGTCAAATTTTACAAGCCGTGTTATATATTCTAATTGAGAAAATCGCTCTGTTTTTTCAATATCAGCAAAATTGGCTGCGCTGGCAATCAGATTATAACTTAATGTACCATTTACGGGGTTGAGGGCTGAAGGTTTGCAAGCTTTAAGGTAACAAACTATAGCCATTATAAATTCAAAGTTACTTTCATAGCCTTGCTGACCTGCCATATTGCTTAATATGGCAAAGTAAGAAAGTATCCTGTCTATTTCTCTAAAGGATGGCTGGTAGTACTGAACAATTTCATATAACACATTCTCGCAATCTTTGAGACTTGAGTTCCCATTGCCGTCTAATAACATTGACTGTATTACATAACGTAAATATTGATATCCATTATCATTATGTTCTTCTGCTGATCTTGGCATAGTTAACCACACGTTAATAAATTTGTGCAGGTAGTTAACAGGATCGATTCCACCGTATTTAGCTATAATTGACTGCTCTAATTGCACTCTATTGGTAACCAGTAGAAAAGTAATTCCTTCAACAGAAAACAGATGCTTAACTTGTTCAAGTAATTCAAGCGCAAAATCAGGGCGACATCTATCTAACTCATCGATAATAAAGACAATGGGTTTATCATTACCCACATTTTTGGAAAATTCAGACAGGTGTTTCTTAAATTCTTTTAGTGCCAGCTTATCCTTTTGTGCATGCTCAAACTTTTCTTTAACAAGATCATCGACTTGGTCTGCTATTAAAGAAGATATGCCGCTCTCTGCTGCATCAAAAGTGCTACCATCGACTATACCTGCAGTTACAGTCTTTACTGTTAATTTTAAAGTTCCTCTGGCAAGGGATTTACCAGCTTTTATCGCTTTATCCTTAAATTTAGTCTTATTGCTTGCATCCGCATCAGGTATCAACTGGTACATTTCGGATGCTAATGCTAAAAATGGGTCTTTTTGATAGTCATTTTCAAAGGCATCAAAATATACTGACTGAATTTTTGAATCTCGGTGGTGCGATAAGTGACCTCGCCACATTTTTATAAAGGTACTTTTACCCTGCCCCCAACCAGCATCTAAGGCAATAACTAAATTACCCTCTGCATTTTCGATTAAATTGGCTAATCTCTCACCAAAATCTTTACGTCTAAAAATATCAATCGCAGGATCAAATCCTGTATCATCATTTATTTGTATTTCTGGTAATACTATTTTCACTTTAGATCCACCTGATTTTATTGTTCAAAGAGCCTATCTATAAAAAACCGTCGAAAAAATTACACATTAGGCACGGATAACATGTTTATAGTAATTTGTTTTTATCGTATGTGTAGCTTAGCTTCACTGGAACTTCGGACTTAGGAGTGTTTTTCTCAGGTGGAGTTGAACTGTTATATAAAAGAAACGATGCATTAAATTTACTGGTAGCACTGACAGAGCTAGACGCCTGTTTCTGCTTTTGTGTTACTCCTCGCTCAAAATCATTGTTTTCACTAGTTCCCATATTATGAGGATTATCTTTATATGAGCCGGAATTAAATCCGTTTTGATATTCTTTGCTCTTCATTTCAAATTCCTTTTTTCATGAATCAATTATTTTGTATTAAGAGTTTATAACCAAAATAACTGAATAAAAAGGGCTACATTTGGGTAGTACTTGACGTTGTTTTTACTATTCAAAACAACCTTCTCTGCTTTCTCGCCACAAACGCCGCTCTTTGTTCTGCAATGATCTGACTGACTCGACGCTTCGTTAGGCCGTACTCCCTTGCCAGTTGCTCCAGGTTATTGCCCTTAAACTGGCGCCAAATGCGAATGTCTCGCAGGGCATCTTTAAGGCATTCGCCATTGGGAATATACATGTCACGGCCACCTAAATAGGTACTTAGGGTGGTGGTTAATGCTTCGCTAACTACTACTGAGTTGGCACTTTATTGCTATCTAGAGTTATGCACATAAGCTTTGCAGAGTAATGGCCTGCGCTTAATGAAGTCTTCACGTTCGTCTGGTTTTAGAGTTTGCAAAGTTTCTAGCACTTGCTCTGGCTTTGCCTCTTCGGTGTTTAACAAATTTATTTTTTATCAAACTGTCAAAAACTACTGGAATTCAATTATGTGAGCCAATGAATAAACTGTTTTTGATTTTTACTTATATGAAACTACAAAAGCGGCTCAATCGAAAATAGAAGAGACACAGGTGTAATCGCGGCTGTGACCATCGAAAACATGGATGTTTTCGCAGAGCGCCCATGGATGGGTTTACAACGTGTCACGGAAGTGATTGCACTTGGGGAGCACAACTGGGCAAACATGCTTTCGAGCATTTCCAAAAAATCTACTTTTTGGAACAACAATAACCCGTTCAGATGTGGCGGTTGGACTTGAACCTGCGTCCATAAAAAAATCCCTGCTGGCATTACTGCCTGCAGGGATTTTTTGTTAATCAGCTTGAGGCTGATTAATGGTCACATATAACGACTAGTTCAATCGTTATTAGCTTTGTTTTTTAACAAACTTCGATTTCAGCATCATTTGGCCATTGCCATCCACTTTACAATCGATGTCGTGGTCGCCGTCGAC